GATTTCTCTGAGGAACTGATACTCTGAATGGAATATTCACTCGGAAAGCGTTTCTCTGTCTGAATGCATATCTAACTCTTTGGTTCCTTGGTTGTCTCTGTCTAAACTGTCTTCTCTGTCTATCATTTATATTTACTCTAAAGCTAAATGGTTGTCTAAAGTCTCTTCTTTGTCTACCAGATCTAGGTTGTCTAACCTGTCTTCTTTGTCTCTGAGGTTGATTTCTAGGTTGTCTTCTTGATGCTCTTCTCGGAATCCTATCATTTCTTCTGCGACCTCCTCCTCTTCTTCTTGGTGCTCTATCATCATCTCTTACAGGAACTCGGAAACTTACGTTAAATGGGTTTCTACTTCTTCCAAGATCCGCACGAAAACTGAATGGATTTCTAGAACGAACTGGAGTACGACCTGATCTAGGTTGACGATAAGAGAATGGATTTCTAGAACGATTATCGTATCTAACTCTAAAGTTTCTTGGTTGTCTCTGTCTGAGTGGAACTCTCTGTCTTTGTTCTTGTCTATAATTAAGAGGTTGTCTTACATTAGTTGGTTGTCTAAAGTTTACAGTAACCCTATTGTTTTGAACAGTTCTTGTTGTTGCTCTGACATTATATCCACGTGGTTGTCTATTATCCAATCTAAATGGTGATGATGCTGCGGCAGATCTGTATGAATTAGGATTACTTCCAGTATTATGAGTATGTGCAGGAATTTCTGCTGTTGTTAAAGTATGTGGTCCAACAGTACCAGAAATAGTTGCAGATACAGGACCAGTTGCACCAGAATCACTAAAAATTGCAGTAAAACTTGAAGAACCACCATCTCCTGCACCAGTTCCATCTACAACTCTAAGTGCCTTATCATTTTGAATAGTATCTTGTGTCCACCCAGTTGGTGCTGATGCCTGATAAAACACCATTGTGGAACTTTGAGGAACGATCCCATAGAAACTATCTAATTGAGTTCCATTTCCAAATCTAAGTCCGTCTGCTCTTAAAATTGACATACACTACACCTCAAGTAAAATTGCAGATGATAACGTCAATATATTGAACCCTAAGATCAATGGTTCCACTATATGGTGATGCACCACCAGAAAACGGGTGAGTGTGTGCTCCACCACCACCAGTTGGTGATGTTGCTGGTGCATTAGCATTTACAGCACGTCCACCAATACCAGGAGATCCAGGACTTACATTAACCGAAGAACCTGCATTATGTGTGTGTCCAGGAATTTGTTGCGTTGTAAGTGTAGTAGGTTGCACAGAACCAGCAGCAGTTACAGTTCCACTAATTGGTCTAACACTGGTGGGAAAAATTGTAGAGAATGGTTGTCCACCAGGACCAGCAGTTCCACCAGAACCAAATCCTCCACCAGTTCCAGATACAACTCTAAGTGCTTTATTATTATGTGTGGTTACTTGTGTCCACCCAGTTGGTGCTGATGCCTGATAAAATACTGCTTTACTATTTTGCGGAATAATACCATATTTAGAGTTTAGAATGGTATTATCAGAACCAAATTGTATACCACTCGTTTGTAAAATAGACATACTATACCAATTACTAACAACAGATAACGTGTATTATTTATCCAATATTAAATGCAATGGATATTCTCTCCTGTTCACTAAAGTGAGGAGTTACATAATGACCAACTGTAGAAGGCATCAAATATAATCTACCAACTTCAGGTTTAATTACCCATTCACACCAATTAGGAACATCAGCAAATGCAACATTATGATTTGATGGATCAGATCTAAGAATAGTTAAGTTTCCTTCTTGATCTTTAAGATCATCTGGAATCATTGGATAATATATTCCGATAACCGTACAACCAGGATGTGTATGAAACACATTATATCCCATCCCTTTGTTAATGTTAATCCACCATCCAATTTCATTATCATTTACTCTTGCACCAGAATTGCAATCTTCTAACATATCATTTGTTAGATCAATCACATTTCTAGCAAGATTTTGAATTGCTGGGATCGTTCCTCTTCTGATTGTTGCCAATTCATATACTTGACTTTGCCAACCATTACCAAAATTAGATTTTCTAACTCCATTTGGATATCTACTTCTCAGTTCAAAACACTCATCAACTATTTCTTGATTATTAAAATTTAGTTTATAGTCATAGAATGGTGTTACAAATAAATCTACTCGATCTCTTGAAGCAATCTCATATTCAACAAAATCATCATCGTTTGGACTTATTTCAGGTCTAAATCTATGTTCAGTCATTATCTTGGTGCTCTAGGATTTCTAAAGAAAAATACTTGATTGATTCTAAATTCAGCATCACTATAATGATCTGCAAAATAATGTTTACCAGTCAGATCCATACTGTGATAATAATATGATCCTTCAAACATTACAAATCGATTAAACTTTGAACGAAATCTAATTATAATTTCCCATAGGTTTTTAGGTGTCCATGGAATTGCATGTTCATCTCTTACACCACCATTTTCATCTAAAGGCAATACATCTGGATCATCAGTAATCAGTGGTTTATATAAGTTTGTTCCTATTTCATCTTTCTTTGAGAGATAGCAAATGCCATTATATCCTCCATCATGATGCGGCCACCAATAATGACTATCGTATGGGTTTTGTTTAACTTTAGAAAATCTTGTGAAGTTAGTTACAATCTCATCATCCAATGGATCTTGATTACAAATCCCAGAAACCTTATCATATAATGAGCATATGCCAGGATGCTTCATCATATGTCTACGATCTTCAAAGTATTTTGTATTGAGAGTTCCTCTACCAAGTTCCCATTCTGGTCCAACTTTCCATAGTGGTGGTTCAATCGAAAGCAGGTAATTATATACATCATCAGGTCGTTTGTAAAAGTCATCCATCCAGTAAAGATTGGATACTTTATCACCATCAACAAACTCGATGATATTCATATTTGAGAAATCATTAGTCTCAAATAGTGTTGGATCTTTGCCTAAATCTCTCATAAAAATATTTCTCCTATTTTTTTATCGTCCAAACAAAAACCAAACACCCATAGTATTCTAGGAGTATTACCCTCAGTTACTGTAACCTCATGATGGACCTCAGACACCTGATAGATCAGAAGATCTGTAGCATCTAAGTCATTATATTCTACACCACCAATGATAGTATGTCCACCCCTATCTGCCTGTTGTGTGATGGCATTGAAGTGAACTGTCTTTGTATCTGGATAATATGTAGGATCAATATGTTCTTCTATTCTTCCACCAGAATATCCAATACCATTTACTATTCCATGACTATATGATGGTGGACTTTTATATCCATCCAAGTCAAAGTAATTTATAATTCTTTGTCTAACAATGTGTGCAGCATTGGGATAATCTATACTTGAAGCAACTGCTTCATTTGGAAACCGAGTTGTAAATCTTGTTCTAGGATTATCTGGGTCCATTCCTGCATCATCAAAAAACTCTTGATGGCAGTTATCAAGGGTCCATTGATTTAATTTTCTTACATCATCTTGAAACAAAAAGTTTCTAAGAACAAATGATTTAGACATCATTCGTGTAGTATTCACCAGGTCCTTGAGCACTTTCTTCTTCAAAAGAGAGACGATCATACTCTGTAGAAATATTAAATGATAGAATAATTCTATCTACATCACTCTCATTTGGTGCAGTATAATGAAGAGTATAAGATGGAAAGAAAAGAATTGATCCTTCTCTAACTCCTGGTGGAATAATATTACATGTTTCAATGTCTGCCAGATTTGGATTTAGAAAGATGGTTGGTGTGTGATGTTTTGGATCAAATTGAATGAAACAAACTGCACTAAATCCTTGACATCCATGATTATGAACCTGATGAAATTTTCTGGTTGTTGCTCTTTCAAACCATGATGTGCAAACTTCAACACTACACTCAAATGTGTCAGCAAGTTCTTCTAATTCTTCTTGGAAGATGTCCATGATGTCTTCATCATAGTTTTCCCCAGTATCATGATTATAGTGATAGTCTGTCTCTACATCTAGACTTGTTTCACTTCCTGTGCATACTTTGAATCTGGATTTATCTGCCTTTCTCTTCTCATACATTTTGAGAAGTTCTGCCTTTTTTTCTTCCCAATTCTCTACTTTAAGATGCAAAAGAGGAGTAGAGAACATTGGAATTAAATACTCTTCATTTCCCTCTGGTAAATCACCATAAATTGCAAACTGTGTCATGCTACTTCTTTTTTGTCTTTTTAAGGTGTCTTTTTTGTAATTTTAACACTGCTGTCAATGCTATGTCAAACTTACGATATAGTTTTCCTGTTGGTTTTCCTTCAATGATAGTGGTATATTTTTCTTTCTTACCTGCTATCGGAATCACAACAAAGTTTCCATCATCTGAGCAATATTGATTGCGAAAATCAGGTTCTAGCAGTGATGAGTTATTATATGTATACTTCATAGATTACCCCAGTTTTCCATCCATTCATCTAAAGTATAACCTTCACCCGTGCTAGTTTCTTCTACTAACTCTTCTAAAGTCATTTCTATCAAGTCCTCCCTATATTCTTCAGTTGTCTGATCATTCTCAGGATCAAAATCATCGTGGCAGAGATAGTCCCACTCTGCACATAGTGCATCAATTAGTTGTGCTTTGGTGTAATTCATCGTTTGATTGTAGAAACAGCAGCACCACCTTGCTCAAACACAATGTCAACAACAGTTTGGATCTTTTGAGCAGTTTGAATACCCACTTTGTTGTAGGTAGGAACACAAACCAGACCGAAAGACTTGGTATACTGATCAAGTTTACCAGGAATGATGCTGCCATTGCGAAGACCTTCAGCATCATCTTTGTGCAGACGGATCACACGTCCAATGGTCTGACTGATACCAATATAGTCCATGGACCGCATGAAGATTACAGCATTGAGACCAGAAACGTTGATACCTTCTGAGAGGATGCTGTGATGAAGCACAACAAACTTCTTCTCATTGTCCTTGCCCCATGCACTCAAAGTCTCAAAGAAAACCTCACGATTGACCTTACGACCATCAATCACAGCACCAGTCTTGGCAGTGATATACATGTAAGAATAACCGCGGATCTCCAGTTGGAAAGTAAAGTCAGACTGACCAATCAGGTTGACAATGTTCTTCGTAGACTTGGAGCAGATGAGTGCTTTGTCGGCACCAGTCTCATCAATAGTCTTGATCAGGTGAGCAGAATCCCGTGCAGGAACATCAGCAAACAGATCAGCATTGTCCAACTCATTGACAACAACCTTAGGAGGAATGATGAAACCGTTATTGACAAGTTCAGGTGCAGGAACCTGACAGATGACATCACCATAGACCTCACGATCATTCATGCCAGGTTTCATCACCGTAGCAGAGTGTTTCGGAGTCGCAGTAAAGAAATAGCAACGATCAGCAGCATTGCTGAAGTGCTCAGTAGCAGGAAAGAAGTTACGGGTGACAGAGTTATGGGATTCATCAAAGTAAATGGTATTGACTTCAATATCTGCCTGCTGAACTTTGTGCAGAGAGTGATAAGTGGTGAAGATAATGCAAGAATCTCCAGCAGTCCGAGCAACATTAGCAAACAGATGAATTTGGTCTGCTTTGGTGCTGCTGAAGTGCTGAGTTTCACCACTGTGAACGTGCATCACATGAACATTCTTGGTGTCAATCAGTTCCAGAAACTCACTGCAAAGTTGCTCAGCAAGAAGAATACGAGGAGCAACAACAACAAAGGTCTGACCTTGCTTAGACATTTCCATGTTGGTGATTGCGTCTTCAATCATGCAAATGGTCTTGCCACCACCCGTAGGGATGATAACCTGACCTTTGCTGTTATCCCACATGGCATTGACTGCACGTTGCTGATGAGGACGAAGAGAGATGGTCAAGTGGTTTCCGTGTCGATGAATATAATATAAAGCACCCTGACCCGAAAGTCAAGGTGCCTGTGACAGTTCTCAAACTGGTCCTATCAGAGCATTTTAATCGTCTCTTGTTGTTTGAAATATAATTTTACATATGACTTAAGCATCGTTCTTAGACCCTCAACATCTTCAATCTTATCAATTTCTCTTGAAATTTTTTCATATTCAAAAGATTTTGATGCTGTTTGTAATGAAATTTCAGATGGATCCATGAAAATACTCTCTTACTACTTGTATAGAATTATATAGATGAGTCTCAGAGTTGTCAAGTTCCAATTTCATAACATTATTAAGTGTGGTGCAGCGTTTAAAGATACCTCTACGTTTTCATACATTTTACCAAAACTTACTTTCTTTTTTATCAAGTCGGTTGCTCCCGATCCTCCAATTGCTTTAAATCCTCTTTTAGTGATTGCACCAAAAATTGTGAAGAAAATTGCTTTTTTTAAGAATGTCTTAAATGATTGTCCACCAACAAAAAAGAAGTATGATAACTGTAAGGATGTGTAGTGTTCATAAATTCTATCCTTAGGAATAGAATCAACACTTGTTCTAAATCCACCTTCAGACTTAATCATTTTAATTACATCTTTTTGATATTGATCAAACCCATCAGCATATGCAATTTCATCAAAGAAAGGTTCCATAACTTTCTTTAAATCCTTAAAAGTATGAAATCCCTTTAAAATTAATATTTTGGTTGCATTTTTATAGGATTGAAGTTTTTTAATATCATTAAACTGTTTTTTACCAACATATTTTTCAACAATATTATTAAATATTTTTAATGTTTTTCTTGAAAGCAAACTCATAATTTGATT